TATTCCTGAATTGCAGCAAGATGAAATGCCCTTATCGTCTCAGTTCTAGCAATCATCTCCGCTCTCCGCTTTGCAGAAATAAATCTGCCCAATTTGTCAAACATCCCTAACGTCCCAGCCCCAGTCCCATCAATAGCAGCAATCATCTTGCGGGCAAGTAATCTTGGACCATCTCCATCAATTATTCCTTGTGCAAGTATTTGTGCTATGTTATTCGCCATTGCTTCAGTAACTCCTTTAAGTTCAGAAAACACTCGTGTAAAAAGTATTCCAACACGATCCATGTGAAATGGTAAACCAAAAACTGCATCTATTCCACCTGAATCTTCAATAGAAGGAACATCCATACCAGCTTTTGACATTTCATAACGAGCCCTTAGAATCCCTCTCTTATATGAATCAGCAATATACATATTTGTCCAAGCAGCCTCCAAAGCCTCTCCAACTTGCTGAAACTGCCTAATGTTTATAATCCCTCTATCAACCTGCTGCTGTAACCAACGCATGAATGCTTCAATACGAGCTGACGAACGCACATAATCAAAAGCATGATAACCTGGAGGATACATTTGCTGAGTGACCATACGTTTCTGTGCTCCCAAACAATCCTGATCAACCACAGCCATTCTAATTACTTTTGACAACTCATCAAACTTGCGGTTCATAGCACGAGAAAAAGCATTCCGCAACGCAGTTGTATTCGTTGGATCGTAGTTACTATAAACGGTCAATATGTCTTTCTCACACAGATGCACTTGGCGATTTCCTCCTTAATTTAGGTTCTCCTTTCTGTTCCTTACTCTTTTCTTTTGTTCCTTGTGGTGCAGGTGGTTCAGGTTCAAGAATATCCTGCATCTCCTTCATTTTCTTTACTTCCTCCTCCATTTCAGAATCTCTCACACTATAAACCCATTCCACATCATCTTCACTAAATCCAAGACATTTCTCCATAAACACACTTGGAGGTACTATTTCAATTGCCATTGGATTCCTTGTATATTCAGCTATTGCATTTGCTCTTGCCTTTCCAATATCAACTCTCATCTTCTCACTCTGAGCAAACAATTCAGACCACTTAACAGTATAGTTATCTGTTGGTTCTGGCAAAATACCATACTTAATTAACTTATCAACAAAAGGACGAACTATACAAGGTTCTGCATGTTCCTCCCTGCGAGTCTGCACATAAGATAACCATTCACTTCTATCTTCAGATGATGCTAACTCCCCACGTTCACTTCCTGATAATATCCTTACTGGTATGCCTGTTTCCGAAGACAAGAGTTTTAATTGTGCGTCTAAGTGTGTAGAAGGATCTGCTATTTGTTGAGCAAGAGCAGTTAATTCCACACCTTCATTAACAAGAATTCTGCGAAGGTCATGCTCATACTCATCATATTGTTCTTTGAGAGCATCTTTAAAGGCTTGGGTTGCCTGATATTCCGGATCGAGTTTACCAGAATACCCAGGTCTTGCTCCACGCCAGAACATCTCAGCATCACCCCCTGCCAATTTCTCAATATCAATCAAACGATTATAAATAGGTTCAAGTCGTGGTGCACCATAAACATCTGATTCTAATGGATTGTCAGTTACGTGTATGATACGACTATGATGGACTTTAATTATTTTGTCTGTTTTGGTAGAGGCATCAGTTGCTTTAATATCATAAATTAAAGGAAGCCCATATCTTTCATTTGATGCATTTTCTTCAAACTTGGAGATTTCCGCCACAGAACCTTCACTCAAAGGACGAATATAAATAAGTTTTCTTGCTCCACTCCTCACAGGACTTGCCCAATTTCCATTTGAACTAACATCATCCAAACCAAGAACTAAAATACCATAACGACCAATGCCTGTCAGACGATCCAAGCGAGAAAGCCGTGATTTTAACTGGAGATCACGATCAAGTTGCCTCCAAGCCTTTTCAAATTCTGTTTCATCTGACTCATTCGACTCAATAAGTAACAGTGATCCCTGCCAAGTAGCTTTAACCGGACGGTCTATCACAGCCTTGGCTATCTCTTGTCTTTTATAGCGATTGAGGAAATTCTCAAATAGAAGTTCCTTTGGATAGCCAAGTGCCTGATAGATATCACGATTTCCACCGTATGAGTCCATACCTAATCGGGAAGCCATCATCATACGCCCGACCATACTACCCAAAAGTTCATTCATGGTTAGTATTCGCTTCCCATCAATAGGCTCTTTTTTTACTCCTGTCGTGCGTTCCATTATTAATTATTCCTTTACAAACCAACCTTCAATCTTATCCAAAATACTTTTCACAAATGGTATATCAAATACACCATTACTTGCTAATCCTGCTGCAACACCATGTATAACTGCAAGTAAAATTGGAAAATCCTTTGCATACCCAAAATTAACAAGATCAGAACCTACAAGCAAAATTATTGCCACTACCCACGCACAAAGTTGCTTTAAAAAACCTTTAGTGAGTTTTAACAATCCATTGAAGAATGCAGCAACAAATGCAGTCAGTACAACTACACCACCAAAGGATAGAAACCATTCCTGAAAGTTAAATATTACATCTCCCCAATTAGAAGGAGGAGCAGGAACATCCTGAGCAAACACAGCAATCGGAATTGCCAGTAACACAAATAAAAACACAATCAATTTTTTCATAACACAATAATTAAGTTAAACAATATTTATATAAATAATATGACCATAAATTATAAAATGCTTCAATCGTTCAACTAACTGGGTTTCCCAATATCTTGAACGTACCAGATGACCTTTGATCTTATTTTCCCCCACCAATATACATCCCTCTGTATCATCAGCACTATTCCCTGCATGGATCCTTATACTTGTAAAATTATGTACATCCAATATTTCAGGACGTTCTCTTCTAAACTTAGGACTTCTTGTTATAATGACTCTATACCTGCCAAATGGCATTGCTGTATATTTCGGTATCTTTTCTTCTCCTGAATCATCCAAGTCACCATCTTTGTTTAAATCTCTCACTACATCCTCCAATGTATCACAAAAGTACATACCATCTACAGCTAACCTTCCAACAGTATATTTAGTACCAAGATAAAATCGTTCAAGCAATAAGTTTATCATAATTTTGATTCTAATACTTTAATTCTCTTTTCGTGATTATCAAGACGCCTCTTAATATCAACAATATCACGCTTAATATCAACAATATCACTCTTAATATCAATAATATTCTCTTCAATTTTTTTAAGTAAACCAGTCTGTTCCTCAAGAGTATCAAATATTTTCCTGTTCTGTGCAACAACTATTTCTGCAATATTCTTACACATCTGTTCATTATCTTTTTCATATAATTTCTGAACAAACTCCTTCATCTCATCCATTATTGCAAAATCCCTGAGATCAATCCATCGTATCAAAAATTGTTGAAACGTAGGACTCAATCCATTTAATTCCTTTGCGGCTTCAGGATTCATTAATCGCCTAATCTCATCTTTGAGATCAAGTTTCGGCTTACCACCAGTTTTCTTTACTGTCATTGTTTCTTTCTTATTTTAATTTGGAAATCCATTGTATCAACTCTAGGTGTTTTTAACTCAAATTCAATACCATCCATATACTTTACAAAATCATCAAATGTCAAAGACTTCCCTTTATTCGTATAAACATCTTTCACAAATTGGACATAACTCGTGCGTAAAGCATTTTGAGCATTCATAATCGGTTTTAATCGTACAACAACAATGGAATCCACCACATTTGCTATATCATTCTTTGTAATCATATTCTGTTGCAATTCTGTCAGTTGTTTTTTAACATCAGCAACCTCATATTGTTTATCTGCACTCTTGGAAGCATAAGTCCATATAATACCTGCAAATCCAAGAATGCCCATTACATATCCGATATATGTAGCAATCTGTTTCATTTAAGATTATTGATAGGAATTGAAACACCAAATATCAAAGCCACTCCCCTATGTAATGGAGGTAACCCACCAACAGTCCTGTCCCAAAGATTACTCTCTCCTGAATAGTTAAGAGGTAAATCCCTTGTTATGTTATAGGTATAGTCAAATATTGATATTCTCAGACTTGTGTAAGAAAGCATATACATCCACCATTTCTTTTTATCATAATCAATAACAAATGGAGTTATTAACAATGTGCCTATTGATAATGCATTGCAGATATGTCCCCAATCCTTCACTCCATTATCATTTAGTCCATCCCCAACAGCATTGAGAACAATAGATGCAGAATACAATCCAATAATCTTAACAGGTTCCCAAGAACGTTCCTGTGCAGAACTAAATCTGAAAACCAAAACCAGTAATAAACCAACAATTAAAATCTTTTTCATAGTATTGTATAAACTAATTAGGAATATACACAGCATCCCAGATATTCGGCAAATCAGCGACCCATGCAAAACAGATAAATGTTATCACTGAAAGATATATAAACTCTATACTCGCAGATAATATATGCCTGCCACGAACCTTAAAACCTTCATAACACGCCTCAAATACAATTAAGAATAG